TTGTTGTGTTTTTTTTCAAGCAGAAGACGGCATACGAGGTCGTGATGTGACTGGAGTTCAGACGTGTGCTCTTCCGATCTGTCAGGCAAGGCCGGGCGTTAATCGTTTGTCCTTGCACCGAACCACGGGTAGCCAGCACGTCCGCAGGCCATTGCCATTGATTGTCGGGCGATCCGGCCATAAACCTCAGATCGTCTAGTTCGTCTTCGCGGCTCTCGCCATACGCTGAAATCGCCATGGTGAGGCGACTGCGCATGGTGGCGAGCATGTCCTTGGTGTCGGCCATGGTTTAATCTTCTCTGCGAAGCGGCATCTACACGCAATGGATCAGTGCGTAGTTAAGGATCACGGCTTCCGACTGCGAAGACGCAGTCAGGTTGCGGAGCGTGATGATGGCGGAGCCCGCCGCCAGCGAACTGGTGTAGACGGTGTAGGTGGTGGCGTCAGCCACCGAGCCGCCGGACACGTTGAGGATCAAAATGTCGTTGTTGCTGATGTAGCTGTTGTTCAGCGTGAACGACACGGCGGTGTTGCCCGCAAGCGCGGCGTTGTTCAGCGTGATGCGGCCTGCCGATTTGTTCAGCGTGACGGCGGTCGACTTCGACGTGGCTTGCGTGACCGAGCCTTGCGCGTCGGCGGTGTAGCCGAGTTCGCTCGCGGAATAAATCTTGTCGGACCCGATAATGTTCTGGTCTTCGTACGCGACGCCGGTTGGTTTGGTGTTGACGGACATATCAGGACCCCATCCATGATGTGAGAGCAGTTTGTGCTGAATACGCGCGTTTGACCTGCTTTTCAACATATTCCCTATGGGCCACAGGGAAGGCGAAGGTGACGCAGATGGCGTCGGCGGCGTCGGGCGAGGCGAGCCCCCGCGACTTCATATCCTTCTTGCTCTCCAGGAAGATCGTACCCCGGCTGTCGGGCTTCTGGAGCGGACTGATGAAGTCCGTTTTGAGGTTGCGATCCAGCGGCACGGACGCCGTGCGCAGCCAGTCGCGCATCTCGCCCCACATCTCGGCGCGCTTGTTGCCGTACATGATCGGCTTCTTGGCCTTATTGCCGAAGTTGACGCCTCGTACCTGTTTGTAGCGTTGCTCCTTCAGCCGGTCGACGACGCCCGCGCCCAGCCCGCCCTCATCGATGACGACCAGAACCGGCTTGTACTCTTCAATGGCCTCGATGATGCGCCCCACCGTCTCCATGGTGTCGTCGCCCCTGTGCCGCTTGATGGCGATCAGGTCGCGGCCCTGCCGCACGGCGATAACCGTGGCGTCCGCCCCGAACCGGGCCGGGTCGACGCCGAGCACAATCGGCGCGCTTTCGTCCTTGTAGCGCGGACGCGCCATGGCCTCGTCGACAATGAGGCTCGATATGAACTGATCGTCGCTGGCGTTGGGGAATATCCCGTAAACCTCGACGTGGGCTTGGCTGCTGTCGGGCCCGTATTCCTCGATGATCTGCTGATAGACCTGCTTGTCCGTCCCTTCGACGTCGCGGGCGTCGACGAACTTGTTGCGCCAGAAGTCGCGTTTGGAGTGGAAGGCCTCGTAGAAGTAGCCGCTGTTGCGGCGGGGGTTGCTGAAGGCCAGCCAGAAGCGGTGCGGGGTGTTCTCGGTGAAGAAGCCCGACGCGACCGACCAGATGCTGTCGTCAATGCCGCTGGCTTCGTCGAAGATCAGCAGCACGCCGTCGAAGTTGTGCACGCCCGCGTAGGCGTCCGGGTTCTCCGCCGACCACAGCCGCCCTTCGACGCCCCAGTATCGTGTGCCTTTCTTCAGGTCCTTCTCGACCAGTTCGGCTATCCATTTGGCCGGGAGCACTCGTGTGGCGCTGACCTCGAACCAGTGGCTGTTGAGGGTCATGGACAGCCACTTGGTTATTTCCGCCCACGTGACGGAGCGTAGCTGCGTTTCAGAGTTGGCCGACACGATGGTGGTCGATCCGATGCGTGTGCTCAGCATCCAGATCGTGAGCCAACTGACCAGGGCCGACTTGCCGATACCCCGGCCCGACGACGTCGCCATCCTGAAGGTGTCGTAGTCGATCTTGCCGTTGTTCTGCTTGATGTGCTCGCCCAGTTCCCGCAAGACCTCGCGTTGCCATTTGCGTGGTCCCGTGAAGTGCTCCAGCGGTGTGCCGCGCTGCCCCCATGGAAAAACGTACAAGACGAACGCCAACGGGTCGTCCTTTAGCGATGGCGACCACAGTCGCGTCATCAGCAGTTCTTCGTCGGCGGCGCTGTACTGTGTGGTTTGCATCAGTCAGTGCTGACGTGTTCAGCCGGGGCGGGCTCAGCGGCGGTGGCGACGGCCGGCGTGAATTCCGCGTCGATGGCGTCGTCTGCGCTTGTGTTCTCCAGCACCCGCTGCTCTGCGCGCTCCAGCGCGCCGATGATGCTGATGCGCTGCTCGACGCTGACGTCGATGCTTTGCTTGGCGACCCAGCCGTGTGTGTGCTTCAGCACAGCCAGCGCGGCTTGCGCGTCGCCGCGCTCGGCGGCGTCGTGGAGCACAGAGGACATACTTAGTTCGCTGTCGGCCATGCCCTTCTCTTCGGCTAGCTCGACCATGGGGTCAAACTCGCGCAGGCGTCGGTAATCCTGGGGGCGCATTCCGGCGGCGAGGGCGAGGCGGTCGCCGCGCAACCCTTTACGCGCGGCTTCGTAGACGGCCTCCAGACGCGCCTCAGTGGCGCGCAACGTGACAGTCTCAAAGGGTATTGAGTGGAACGTCATGCGCCGATGATAACGCGGCGTCGTGGGGTCGTAAAGGATTTGGTTGGGCTGTTATCGGTTAGACATTTAGCTTTAAAAAAAAAATCTAAAAATTTGTTTGCGGCCCTTGGCCCCAAAATTTTCCCGCGCGCGGGCCCTACCCCCCCTTCATTTTCACCCGGGCAAAAAGATTTCACACTAGCCCAGGCGACGCGCCCCGCCATCAGCCCGCGGCTAGCGTCTGCCAGCACACGTGACGTGCATCAGCCTGTGTCGCGTAGAAGTAGCAGGGCCCTTTTGCCTACAACCTAGCCTAGACATTTACGTTTTTAGGTACTGCTAGGCGTAGCAGTACCTAACTTCTGTAGGCATGTCAAGAGGGGTTAAAACGGTGTGATATTACCGCTCAAAGTTGACGCCTGTGCAGTCTGGGGCGGTTTTCATACGCGAGTGCGGAGGGGCCGCAGGTCGTTTGTGGGTCATGTAGGTCATGTTGTCAGGCGTTTTAAATTGGCTAGAAATCCACAGTTATATTACTATATAATAACAACAAGATTTTTTATCTATCTAAATATCCATGACAACAAGACCCACAACCCCCAAAACCGCAGCGTTTACGGGCCCCTGCCGTAGGTCACCCGTAGGTCATTCAAGCCCCCGCGTTGCCACGCAAACAACCCACAAAACGCCCTGCAAAAATAGTTGTTGCAATTCCCTGCGCTTGTTATGCCTTAGCAACATTAGAGCACAAAAGGGACCACAAAGATGACGCCTCCCAAGTTTGACATTGTTTCGGTCGTCGCTTGCGTCGACTATCAGCACCCTCTGCAGGGCCGATATGAGTACGTCATTTACGCGCCGAACGACGGTCCAATCCTGACGCGCGCAACCGGCTATCGCTCCAAGGCGCAAGCGCAACGCGCCGCCGCGAAGGCGGCGCAACCATTCCTTAACGACTGACAGTCCCTCCCCAACGTCACCCCCTAACAGCCTCCCGCGCCTAGCGTAGGGAGGCTAAGGCAGTAGGAAGACACACTTAACTTAGAGGGAATAGGTTATGGAACAGGGTCACGCACTTATCGCCAAGTCAGACTTCGCCTTTCGCGCATCGGCCAAGGGCCGCGCCGTCACAGTCCGCAAGGGCCAAGGCTTTTGGGTCACGACGTCGGAGTATACGCAAGCTAGAACTGGCGTCGTGACCATTGACCGCAAAGGTAAGGGTTGCATCGGCAACGGATATCACTTCACGCCAGCCCAGATTGCAGACTTGTTCGAGGTAGCAGCATGAGGTGTCAACGCTGGCCTGATAGTCGCTGCTATTCGCCCATTGCTTGCGGCGGGTTTGGCTATTGCCGTGAACGCAACCTTGATCGCAACGGTCAGCTTGTGAACCCAGAACCCTTCAGGGATAGCTGGCAGAAACAGGACGATGACGGAAAGCCACCTGGGCTAAGATACGACGACTAGTCCCCATTACCTACACGCCTAGCAACCCACTACCTAGCAGCCCTAACAGCCTCCCGCGCACCCGCGTAGGGAGGCTAAGGGCGTAGGAACACCCGCACACGCAAAGGACTAGAGAGCAAATGAACTACCGCACACCCCTGGGCGCATTCCCATTCTGGTCAGAGGCTGCAGACGCTTGCGAGAGCGCGGATATGGACCCTTGCACTTGCATTGAATACGTCGGCGCACCTCGCACACCGCCTGCAACCACCTGTATTGAGTATGCCTACGGCGAAGCGACGCGCCTTAGCTTTCAGATCAAGGTTTTCTAACCTTTCTGCAAAATAACCTCTTGCACTCCCCGCGCACGCGGCTAAGATAGACAAGTCAAAACACAGTCTCGAAAGGACCCCCGACAGATGACCCAAGCAATCCTGGTTAAGTACCACGGACCCACGAACACCAAGGGCGCACGTATCAGCGCCACGTGCGCAGGCGGACGCCTCACCGTCGCATTGAACCATGGCGTCAGCGCCAACGAGAATTGCGCTCTCGCCGCCGAAGCCCTTGTACACAAGCTGGGGTGGACTGCTTGCCAAGGTAAAGGCTTCGAAGGCGTTTGGGTCGGCGGAACGCTTCCCAATGGCGACGTTGTGTTCGTCTTCCGGGGTGACCTTTGTTACGCAGACGGTCATTTCGTCGTCAACTAAACTCACACCACAACGCGGACAACCCGCCCACGCCCGGCGCGCGCAAGCGTGGCCGGGCTAAGGGCGTGCAACCAATTGCTCCTGAAAGGGCCAAACATCATGACTACTGACTTCACTTGCGCCGTCGACGCAGCCGCCTTCGCCAAGACCGCGCTGGCGCAATCCAAAGATGCGATGCGATACTATATCTGTGGCGTCTATGTGGAACCCGCGCCGGAAGGTCAAACGGGCGTCTACATGGTCGCCACAGATGGTCACGCTATGGTCGTCCGTTATGACCCCACAGGCGTCTGTATGGGCTCCGGCATTGTCTCGCTTGACGCCGCAATGCTCAAGGCGGCGGCTAAGACGCAACGTCACCAGAGCGTGAACAATCGTCTGATCGTCCGGGGCTCGCAAGCTTGCATCGCTTGGGGCGTCTCCAATGATGACGCCCCCACGCTCGATTTCGGCGCAGGTAACGTCAACGCCGTGCAGATGCGCAACGCCCTGGTCGACGGTAACTTCCCCGATTGGCGGCGCATCCTCCCCAAGGCGACCGACCCTAGCGCACCTGTCGCAGCCATGGACGCCATTATTCTGGAACGCCTAAGCGCTGCACTTCGTGCAGATGGTGTGCAGACCGAACATAAAGGCTTTTTGCGCATCACGTCGACCGGCGCGTCCAATATCCCCGTGATCGCCCATGGCACCGACGATATGGCGTTTGGTATCGTCATGCCGGTTCGGAGTGAACTGCCGACGTCCATCCCGGTTTGGTACACGACCGCCAACGCGACCGACGCAGCCGCCGTCTAACACTCAATAGCGCGGGGCTAGCCGTCTAGCCCCGCACATAAAGGACCCTCGCTAATGACCCCCGTCAACACATACACGCTGGATGATATTCTAGCCCTTCGCCCGTGCGATCCTGACCGACGTCGCGCGCTCTTCGCAGACGCCCGCACGCTGACCGCCCGCGAAGCCCTGGAGCGTGGCGCGACGGTCCAGGACCTGCTCTGGGTCGCTGGCAAAATGGGCCGCAAGGCCGGTTGCGTCCGCTTCGCCGCCGCCAATCTGGATACCAAAGCCCTTTTCCGGGCTATCTTCGAAGGACCCACGTCATGACCATCCGTGAACTGCTCCGCACGCTTAGCCTCAAGGGCTGGCTGACCCTCGCCACGTCTTTCGGTCTGTGCCTCGCACTGACTTGGGCGCTTTTCATCGCAAGTTAGGAAACGGCCATGACACCCACCACAACTCAACTCGCCGGGCTTGCCGACGACGCCTTGGTTGACCTTGCCAGCACCGACCTGGAGCGCGAACTAGCGCGACGGCTGACGGACGCCTTGATGGCTAACGACACCCTTGCAAAGGAACTGCACGAAATGGAACAAAACATGGAAGTAGACGGCTTGGACGACGCCCGTTTCGCGCTCGCCACCCTCCGCAAGTGCCTCGCCGAAGCGCAAGAATGCAAGGCAAAGCTTGACGAGTTTATTAACAGCCTATAGCTTGGGCCAACCTTGAAAGGACCAAAAACCCATGTCTACCGAAAACTACATTATTCGCCGTCGCCGCGGTTGGGGCCCTGACATCCCTGTTCCGATTGAGTGCGCGCCTGATGCATCCGACGCCGTGAAACGGGGAGCGGCTGTTATGGCTGCGCTGAAAGCAGGCTCGGACCTGCGCGGCTCGG